AGCTTCAACGAGATGACGCGACTGCTCGAAGAAATGGGGGTGTGCCTGAGCCGGCAGAAACTCGCCACGCTCGCGGCCGGGACTGACTACCCTTCAAGCCGGGTGCTCTGCGTTGAGATCGACGCGGCGCATGAGAAGCTTCAGGGGAAAGTGCGGGCGCCGGCTGATAACGTCACGCCACTGGTTCCGAAAGAACCATACCCTCAATCACCTTCATCCGGTTTTCCTCGTCATGGATGATTTTAAGAAGCTCCGGGAGCTTACCCAAAGCCTGGCGCTTGAAGCTGCCTTCATCCGCCCGAGCCTTCATGGTGAGTATCGTCTGTGCTGCCTGATTGATAAGCCGCCCCGTCGCATTGCGAATCTCAGGATCGGGATCGTCCATGGTCATATGCAGTATCTCTATCTGACGCTCGATGGCGAGACGCGAAGCGGTGTCTAGCTCGTCGGCGAGTACACCATCCCCTCCGCGTACCCGAACTTCTGGATCTTCGGCAATTCTTTCGCTAATTTCTTGCCGATGTCTGTCCGGTACATTGGGGAGTTCGGCACTATCAATTTCTCCAAGCGACGGTAGCACGTCAGCGCCGCGTCCTTGATCGTGTCCGACGTTGCCGTCATCACTCCCACGTAGTCTCCCGCCGTTACCGGCATTGGCACTTTGATGTGGTGACCGTCCACGAGGTCGGGGATGTCCTCCCCCATCCGCATCTCGCATGGGTGCCAGTGCTTCCATAGGGCTTGAGTCAGTCCGTACACTGGTATCCCTACTACCTCCTTCCTCGTCAAGTGCGAGTAAGGATAGTCGGGTATGGACATCACGACGCCTACGGCGACCTTTTCCTGGACGACGTTCCTCAAGTCCTTCCCGCTCGCCAAACTCATTATCCACGCTACGGAATCCCCTTCGTGGAGGCATTGCTGGATGTTGAAGGTGGGCCATCCCGGACGCATCGTGAATTCAAGAGGCCAAGGAATTCCCTTGTCGTCAATAATCGTATTAACATCCACGTACCCGCAATACCCCACTCTTTCCAACGCCCCCGATAATGGTGCCAGAACTCGTCGCGCAAGTTTTGAAGTTCTCGTATATCGTAAGACGGTGCCCTGCTCACCTGTCGCTACTCCCAAGTCGTTGTTCATCAATTTCTTAAACTCGAAGTTCTCGCACCAGCCTTCGTTGAACCCGCCGAGGCCGAACCAGCCGCCGACTGCCATCTCTACGCCGGGGACGAACTCCTGAAGGAGGAAGGGGCTCTTGAGCTTGCCGAGCTTCTTCCACCGCTCCAACATGTATATCATATCTGCCGGCGATTTGGAAACGTAGCTCAGTGCCTTGTCCGCGTCCCCGGATGGCTTCGAGACAAATCGTACATCGTGATTTTTGACGTGGTGGATGGCGGTATCGTAGTCGTTGAACTCCTTGGAGGGAATGACAGCGATACCGTGCTTCTTGAAGACCTGCTGCCCGACTGTGCGGTCCATTTCCCATGCCGCACTTTCGTCCAGAGCGCCCACATAAGGAATCGGATGATGTCCGAGGAGACCAGTAATATCGCGCAGATAAAGACTGTTGTCAGCGTTAAAAACGAGATCAGCCCACCGCCACCACGGCTTGAAGTCTTCCACGACTTCGGTGAGCCCGCGAGCCACATTCTTAGTCTTCTCAGTTTGCCGAATAAAATGCTTGACACTATGCCCGTCCTTCTGCGCCCGCATGGCGAAGTCGAGCGCGTTGGCGAGAGGATCAAGGATCAAGAGCCTCATTGCATCGGGCCGTTGTAGTTGATCTCCCGTATATCAGGGTTTGGTTTTTTCTTCGGGGGAGGGGCGGGGATCATGGATTGATCGCGACCAGGGCCGCCCATTAGAGCGCGTTCCGTCAACCACTGACCCATGACACTCTTGAGTGATCGGGATTGTACGCCACCCTTTCTGATCTCGTCCGTCAGGAAACGGAGAACCTTGGGGTGATCGGCGACATAACCCATGGCTTGAAAACGGATGTATTTGTAAACCGAGTATGGGTTGAACCACAGACCGCTTTTGATCGCCGCAGCGGCGAGACTTCCACCAAAGTCTTTTTCGGAATGGGGAAACAAGAACTTCGACTCCTTGGCGAGCAAACGCAAGTCGTTCGCCATCCCTCCGGGAAACAGAAGCTCTTGCTGTCTTTTAGTGTATCGGTTGAGCGTATCGGAGATGTCTTTGCCGGAGATCGTCTTAGCCAGCGACGCTGTTTCACGGACTGAACCGGAAAAAAGCTTTTGGACCGCGTACTTGCGGACAGCCTTCCAGGCTTCACTATCGACCCCGAGCGTCTTCGCAGCCTGCTCCGTCGTGGCTTGGCTACCGGGTAGCGTCAGCCGTGCAAGGGCGCGATCAACCTGCATGGGTGTTCCTGTGGATAGCGCGCCGAGGGGGTTAGTCTTGACAAACTCATCGGCCGCTCGGGCGGCACCAACCGCGCGCTCAAGCTGGTTGGTGATAGCTGTGGGCGTCTTGAGCCCGGTTACGTCCACCTTTCCATCAAACGCCGCTAGCTCCATAGCGTGCTGCCGTAGAGCTGCGGCAGATTTCGGTGGGTAAACCGCATCAAGAATTGGCTTGTGGTCGTCCAGGGCGCGCATGAACGAGGCGCCATCCATGCGGAGCACGCCATCCTCTCCACGCCGAGAGGCTTGATTGATGAGATTGTTTAGGTCGGCCTTGATGACGTTGGTCTGTACGTTCTGAGGCAGCATCGCGAAAATAGTTTTGGCAAGCTGCGGGTTTTGCTCCTGCATGATGAGCGAGGCGACATAGTTGGGTTCGGGCACGATGCCGGTGCGGAGTTCGCGAACGATGCGGTTTATGGCGGTGTTGTTGAACTTGGCAATGCCGTCCGAGTACAGCTTATCAGCGGCGCGTAACTGTACGGCGGCGGCTTGCCCGACAACATCGGCGGTGTTTCCTATCGCCGAGTTGACCGCGCTTGCCATCCGTCTGACGTTACCCGTCCGCTGTCCAAGGGGGGACACATCGACAACTTCGCTCATTTCTCGAAGCGTAGACCGCAGGGCGTGAGCTTGTGGAAAACTGATCTTGTCAGGCGCCCCCTTCTTTGCCCAATTTTGTATTAGCGGGGGGAGAGCGTTCGGAGGCATGACTTGAACAAGCTCTTTGGCCGCGTCCTGGATGATAGCGGTTTCCACGAGAGGCTGCTGTCCGGTCAGGTTATGGATGCTTTCGTAAACGTCGTTCATGTCTTTGGCGAACTGCCGTCGCGAGCTTCTTATTGCCTCCGAGACGTCGGCCGCAGTGGAGGGTGGCGCCTGGGCTATTTGCCGAAGCATCGTGTCGGACTGAGCCAGATCGGCGGCTACACGCGCTCGTGTTTGCTGTGCTTCATTCAGTAGTGCGCTATGCGTATCCTTGGCCGCGCTCACCACCTTCTCACCTGCTTCCGACGCAGATGTCCGCGCGGACGTGTCATAAATCTCGTTGATAAGTTTCTCGCGTTCCGGCGGTGAAACGCCTTCCTGCTCAAAAACCGAGTCCATCCGGTCGGTCAGGTATTTGATGCGCCCTGCTTCGGCGGGGTCAGAGCCGGCAAGAGTGTTGCGCATCTGCCGCTTGTATTCGAGCGCGGTAGCGCCAGGGGCGAAGGAACTGATCGGTGGCTTGGCTGCTCCACCCGATCGCTCCGACACGTCTTGAGCCATCTGCCGCGTTGCTGGCGTGACCCCCATTACCTTTTGCAGCGCGCCTTTGGCCGCTTGACCTGTACCACGCAGTAGTGGCCCTGCGCCTTGAAATACGCCGGCAATAGCAGCTTCGTTGCTCATTCCAGTTACAGTCTCTTTGGTGGATTGAGCGAACACCCCTTGCGCCCATTTCACCATGTCTTCGACGCCCTTGCCGACAGCGGCACCGATCATCGCTCCAGGGATACCACCGCCGGCCGGCATCGCTATTTCGCCGAGAACGCCACCAGCTACCGCGCCCGCCATTGGGTAAGTGGACGCGAGCATCCCGGTGCCGACGTTCTTAATGCCGCCGCTGATACCTTTGGGGAGTACGGATACGCGCTTATCCCCCTGCTGCACCCAATACTGACCGAATCGATCCTGGCCGTATTTATCCTGACCGTAGGACTTCTCCAGAACCTTCTTAGCTTCCTCGGGGTTGGATGCCCTTTGCAGTTCAACGCGCGTACCGATCGGCGCTCCGGTATCGTAGTCGATACCCTCGTCACGCTGGGTAAGAATCTCCTTGCCCTTGCTAAGGAGGCTTGCTTCCGTCAATTCAGGCTGTTGTTCAGTCTTATTGCTGGCAGGCGTACCGGGCCACTGCTGTTGGGTTTGCGCAACAGGTGTTCCAGGCCATTTTAATGCTTGGGCTTCATCGGGCATCAGCGTATAAAATCTCGCCCGTCAGGCGTCTGATAGGGGGTACCCGGCTTGAGCTTGTCGGCTTCCTCGGGCGTCTTCACCCTGATAACTTTTTGCTCTTGCTGTCCACCGCCGCGCTGTTGTCTTTGCGGTTGCCCCCGTTGCGGTTGGCTCCCGTCGCCCATCTTGGATTGAAGAACGGATTTGACGTATTCAAGAGCGGACTTGGCTTGAGCAGCGTTGGTAAACCGTCCAAGGCCCCTCACCACGTCATCGAGATGAGCACGTTCTTCAGCCGAAATTTTACTTATGCCAACCAGAAGCCTGGGAAGCTGTGACTGTATAAGACGTATTTGTGTTTGAAAATCCGATGCTTTTGTTGAATCGGTCATGCCAAGAGCGCCAGCAGCGAACTCGTAGGCCCGCGAAATCGCACCACCTACTCCGGTCACAGGTTCGCCGCCGTGCTGCGATTCGTCGATGGACTTGAGAGCGGTGTCGATCTGAGTAATCAAACCACCAAGGTCTTTTTCTCGCTCGCGTAACTTCAACTCCGTTGCCGTCAACGGTTTCTCTTGAAGCCTCCGGTCTTTCCCCGCCTCCGATTCATCGAGACGGCGGTCTTTCCCCGCTTCCGTTTCTTCAAGCCTTCGATCTTTCCCCGCCTCCTGCATCTGGATGATTTGGGGCTTTTGGTTCATCGAAAAATATCGAAGCTGCTCTTGTACCTGACGCCACTCCGCGAGGGACTGCTGGCTCATAAGCGGCATGAAGCGATCGACCGCCGCGGCAATCGCGTTCGGAGGTAGGCCAGGATTAGCCTGGGTGACCTTTTGCGCAACGGTGCGCCAATCAAGATGTGGCTGTCCACCGGGCATACCGCCGCCCGGCATACCCCCTCCACCGGGGGGCATACCCGGAGGTCCGCCAGGAGGGGGCATACCCCCGCCAGGGGCGCCGCCCATAGGCGGGCCGCCTTGAGGCTGCATCGGAGGGGGTCCGCCTTGCGGGGCCATTGGCGGCCGTCCTTGAGGCTGCATCTGCGGTCCACCCATTGGCGGACCACCGGGAGGCATCCCCGGCTGACCACCGGGGGACGGCATACCACCGGCCATAGGCGCCCCCTGTGGCCCCATCTGTGGCCCCATCTGTGGCGCACCGCCCGCACCGAGCATCTGAAGGGTACGGCCGAAGGCCATCTCGCCGAGCTGCTTGGTGGCGGCGTCATACTGCGTATTGAAGGAGTCCAGTCCCCCGCTACCCGCCGCCCCGAGTGCTGCGAAGCCGCCGGCCATTACTGATAATTCCAACCGGACTGGAAGAACGGGGCGTTCATCGGATTACCACCGGGATAAGTGTTGTCTCCACCCCAACCGCTTCCACCGCTCATGCCATAGCCTCTGCCACCGAGCGCCCCGAGCCCGCCGTAGATCGAGTTCGCGTATTGAGCGTTCTGGTTGAAGGCTAGATTAGACTGTTGGAGCCCGAGGTTCGCCGTCTGGTTGGCGACGCCACCCGCCTGGTTGCCCGCGCCGAGATAGCCAAGATAGTCTTGGATCTGCATCTGCGGGATCTGTGATGCTTGCTGACCGTACTGACCGAGTTGCCCGAGCGCGCCCATCTGCGCCCCGCCGATCTGTTGCTGCACTCCGTAAGGCAAGCCGGCCGACTGGAGGTACTGTCCCGGCGCTCCGGCGGCCATCCCCTGACCAAGCTGCGCGAGGCTTCCTGCTTGACCTAAAGCCTGACCGGCAGCGCCGAGTCCTTGCGTCTGACGCCCAAGCTGCTGGTTCTGCCAGTCGATGTTGAAGTTTGACATCGCCTGGTTTTGCAAGCCCGCGCCGTAGGGCGTCGTGCCTACGCCCGTCATGGCGTTGATCGCCCCGCTCTGGTCCATGGTCTGTTGGGCCATGCGGTTATAAAGCTGTTGCTGCGGGTCAAAAGCGGTGTTCATCACCTGACCGGCGTAAGGCGCAAGCTGGTTCATGCCCATGCCGGTCACACCCTGACCGACACCGTACTGACCGAGGGCTTGAAGCTGCCCGAGATTACCGGCTGTCCCCGCGCCTTGCTGATAGGCGCCCGCATAGGGGCTGTTGACCATCCCCTGCGTGATCCCCTTCGCCTCACCGAGATTATAGGAATTGTAGTTGCCGAGCCCCCCAATTCCGCCCATTGCGCCGCCAGCCGCAGCGCCCATCCCCGGCATCTGAAACATTTGCGGAAGCTGCACGTTCGACGCGGGGGCGCCTTGCGACAGTCCGTAAGCGCCCGCCGCCAAAGCCGCGCCACCTGCGAGCATACCCATCAGAGCACCTTAGCCCACGTTGTCTCGATCGGGCGATAGCCGAGCCTCTTGAAGATCAAGCCGACTCGCCCACTCTTAAACCCGTTCTTCGTCGCCACACCGACCCGCTTGACGCCGAGCCCTTTCAACGTCGCCTCGTTATCGCGAAACCAGCGTAGCGCAAAAGCGCCGCCCCGGTAAGCCGGATCGAGCCAGAACATCTCGATCTCGGCGTGTGGCGTTGAGCGGTAGTGCAGGTGCGGGCCGACGAGGTTGAAGATGTAGCCGACGAGGGTCTTGTCTGCGCGCGCCGTAGTGACGACAAGCGCGCCGTTTAACGCCAGCACAAAATACTGATCCCAATTAGGATCAAGCGGGATGGTCTTCTGGTTGAGCGCGATCTCGCGATAGTGCCGCTCAAACAGCGGCGGCAACTCACGCGCGATCTCGTGAAACTTCTCGACTTGGGTAGTGAGGTCCGGCCGAACCCCGGCGTGAGCGGGGTGTGGTGTGGATGGTGAGTCCGACCGGACCAGCTCTAATTTATGCGTCGCGAGGCCCGAGGGTTTTGGGCGTTGGTGCGCAGGCTTTGCGAGTGGTTTCACTGTTCACGCTCCCGCCCTTGCATTTCATGGAGGCGTCCACGGGCGACGGCTCGTGTACCTTCATACCACGTTGATGCAAGGTCGTCTCGCTAGCTGTGCCCCCGTGGCCGCCTTTGGATTTTGCCATGTCACTTCACCTGTTCAACGAGGAAGCCTTCCATCGTCAGGCCGTTGGTCTCGAACACGGTCGGCAACTGACCAGTACAGGAGAGGGTAAGGCCGGTCTGGAGGTTGTCGGCCGTGACCTGCTTGGAGACGGTCGGCATGAGGGTTGTCCCGAACTCGCCGGTCCCGAGCGCAACGAAGTTGGCGGTTGGTGTGACAGCTTGAATGTAGAGGTCGATACCCCACTGTTGATTCGCCCCTGTCATCGACCCGCTGGTGACGTTGACGGCTGTGCCGAAGTTCAACGAAACCGACTTGGTGTTTGTAGTTGACGAACCGATACCCCAACACTTCGCGTGGATGGCTTGGCCGGGGACATTGAGTGTGCTGGTCGGGATGGTGGTCGTGGCGAAAGTCTGAGCAGCTGTCGTTGCCGTGGCGCCTACCGGACCAGGCTGTGAGGCAATGATCCCGTCCATGCCGGAGATGATCGCTTGAATTGTCTGGTTGACCGCCGCGTTCGTTTGCGACGGCTCGTTGGTTGCTGGACCAGTAAGGAACGGGACGTTTGCCGCGAGCGCGATGGCGCAGGTGACAAGGAGAGCAGAAGCCGCGAGGATTAGCTTGCGCATTTGGTGCCCTTTCTCAACGCAGGATCGGTGTGTACCTTAGATCCGGCGTAAGCTCCTTCAGCCGCGCCATGGCGGCATTATAGCCCTGTTCGTCCCTAACCCGCAACTCCAACCTTAGAAGCCCAAACCACAGGTCGGCAGCGTTAGGGTCGGCCCGTATAGCCTTCCTGACCGCTGGAATGCCCCCTACTTCCATGTTTTGGATGATGGAATAGGCGAAACCGGAGCGGTGTGAGCGGATGAGTGGGAAGTAGGTAGACGCCAAAGCAAAATGCTGCATTCCCATAGTCCGCAACCCGAGCCCATATTCGAGATCGCCGAGCAGGGAGCAGGTCGCGTAGGCTAGTGCAGCCACAAAAAACGACAGCCGCACAGCAAGCTGCAAGGGCGCCAGACACAGGCTCATAAGTCGGGAAACCAAAGGCCGCCTCCAATAGGAATACAATCATAGCATACCACGCCGGGGAGGCCGGCGCAGCCGACATCCGAGCGAGCAGGATGAAGATCAGGATCACACCCCCGAGGCCAAGCTCGTAGGCGATCTGAAGGTAGTCGTTGTGGGCGTTCTCGAAGCGCAACAGGAGCGACGAGGTATGTCGCTGGAACGCCGGATAGTCCACGATGAACGAGCCAAGCCCGTGTCCCCACACGATCATCTGTGGCAGCATGTCTTGCCACACCCCGATACGCTGCATGAAGTCGGCGGAGAAAACCACGCCTCGGAAGCCGCCTTCTCCCTTCATGACGGCGAAGACAAAGAGGGCGGCCCCTAGAGGCAGGAGCATCGCCATAAAGCGCGAATAGCGCCAAAGGGCAAGACCGCCCGCTATACCAAGCGCGAGCACCGGGGCGCGGGAGCTGAAGAAGAGGGTTGGCAACAGGCCGGGGACGAGCAACCACAGGCGATACCCAACCACAAGGGCGAGGATCATCGCCGCTGCCTCGGCGCCCATGTTGTGGTTGTAGAACAGGCCGCTGTTGGGAATGAGTTGCGGTATCGCCTGCCAATCCCACCACCATTGGGCCAGTACCACCGCGCTATTGACCCACATGCCGAGAGCAGCACCAACGGTGATCCAAAGCATCTTGGCGTTAGTCGCCCAACAGAACAGGACGGCGAGCAAGAGGAAGTGCCAAAAGATGAAAGCCGCCTCATAACCTACCGGGGCGATGTAGGCCATGACCGCGAGATAGACGGCGAACAGCATCAGGAAGGGGTGGATGTTCATCTGAAATAAAAGTCCCGCGCAGACCATCGACAAGAAGGCCCAACGCGGGACCGTGCCCCCCGAGGGGAGGAAAGGAAGGGTGAGGACGGTGAGAACGAAGAAGATCACCATGTGAACAGGTCGTCTCGTTCTTCTTGACGCTCCTCCTCGGTCATCGGCGTCGTCCAGTAGAGAAAGTTAGCATAACCAACGAACGCCACTATGAGCCCCAGAATGATCGAAAGAATAACGATCATCTTAGCCCCAAATAGCGCAAGGTATGACCAGCTGCTGCCCGCAAAACGCTAGGGTGTTTTGGGTGGTGCATGTCAACATAACCCTGCTGTATCGGCTGGACTGCTTTAGCGAGCGGGATGGCTGATTTTTTGGCGCTGACCACAACACAACAGCTTTGCCCTGGCGCCGGATAACCTTGAGTCCATACCGGATCGTCCACTTTGTCGTAGGAGTAGGTGACGACCGAGACTTCCTTATATTTGTTTTGGTTGAGAAACCCCTGATACCACTCTTCACCAAGCGCAACGAAAGTGTCCTTGGGGACAATGTTGCCGGCGTTGACCATGAAAATCCGGCCGTTGGGCCGCAGCATCAGGTCGATGTTCATCATCGCCTGCGCCGGATTGAACATGTTGTCTATGCAACTGCCCTCAAAGATGAAGTTGGCGATGCCGTGATATTTCTCGGGGATTGGAGTGTTCATGTCGTGAATGATGGTAGCTTTCTCGTAGGGGCTCACGTCCACCGAAAAGACCCTGGCGGTCGAAAACATCGAAACGAAAGTGTGGTCGTCGATCCACTTGTCGCCTTTGGTCACAGCGTTGTGGTGCTTGCCTGCTGCGCTCTCGTAATCATAAGCAACGCGCCTGGAAAGGTCCGGGGTGATCCCGCATTCGCGCAAGAAGTCCTTAGCTTCATCGTAAGTAAACCCGGCGGTCTGCCGGCCAATACAAAGAAAATCGCCAACGATCGCTTGGCGTTTGTGCATTTCCAACATCAGTCTGGTGTAACCAGGTAGAAACATGTTTCATCCTCTCAGTCTGTTTACTAGGGGTGCAGCGTGCTTCTTGAACTCTTTGGGTAGATCGAAGCGGATCTTGGTAAACCAGTTGTCGTCGATAGCGAAGTGCATCTGCCGCTCGATCCACGTCTCCTTCTCCACCCACTCTTCGGTAATGTCCTCCGAGTGCCAGCGTATGGGAGTCTTCCACATCTGCCGCCGCACCCAATCATCGCCAAAGAACTTGTAGGCAGTGCGGATGTTCGACATTGTGTCGTACATCCGAGGAACTTCATATTCAAACTGGAAGAAGTTGCTTTCATCCTTCGGTGTGAGTGAGATGATCGACAGCTCGTCGGAGTCATTGACAATGTGGAGATTCTTGCAAGTAGTGAAGTTGCCGGTACGCAAGCAAGTGTCAATGTTGCCCTCACGGTAGTCCGAACCAACCACCGAGTAGTCCATAAACACCGCAAGACCAAAGAAGCCGTGCAGGAGATAGCCACCGGGCATCGGCCACAGACGATAAGGTGCGTGGGTGAGCTTATTGTGCACCGGCTCGATGAACGGGTCCATCTCACGATGAAGATGGCGAATAGACATGTCGGCGACTTCACGCGGATTGAACCAACGCTCGTTGCCAATCTCATCCAGCAAAGGTTCTTCAGACTGGCGAAGAACAGGACAGATCACGGCGTCGTATCCCTTAGCCGCCCACATCCTCATGCCCGAAACAAGGCCATTGGCGACGATGCAATCGGGTGAGATAATGGAACCAAAAGCGTTAGGGTCGTGCGTCTCTCGTAAAAGCACTGACATCCACTTGTGCTGGTGAAGCACAGCCTTGGTGCGAAGATTGTCATCAGGGCCGTTATTGGGGTAATCAATCTCGACCCACTTGATACCGACGTGCTTTTGCGCTTCCGACACGAGTGGATTTTGTAATAGGGATACCATGTCGTTCTCGGGGCAAGCGATAACCAGACAGTGCCCGTCCTTTGCGTCGAGCATCATCAGGTTCCCCGGCGCCATCATCGACCGCAGCCACTTGTCTATGAAATAGTGTTCCCGGTAATGGTCACCCCAAAACAGAACCGCGAAGTGGAAAGGCTTCATCCTTGTACCTCCTTGAGAGTTAAGTTCTGTCCACCAAAAGAGTTGAAGTTTCCAGTACCACTAATCGTATAGGCTATAGCACTGGCATTAACGGCGGGGTTATCAACAGAAAGCCAAGAGACGGGATTGGTAGTGGTCTGTCCGCCAGCAGACCCGTAAACTGTAACGACAACAGTTTGAATGGTTGTTCCTTGACGCTTCAAAACACCATTAGCGGTCATCTGGAAAATACCGGCAGCAGTGGTGCCGGTCAAATTAGCTCCGTAATTATATTCAACGAGATTGATGGAACTCGTTGGCGCTATGTTCAGAGAATTTATTGCCGAAGTAGTATTGATAACCTGAACATAATCCCCCGGCTTCTTCACCCCCGGCCCGAACAGTTGAATCTTTGTCGGCGCGCTTGCATAAGAACCCGCCGTCGCCAATCCTGCGTTCCATTCAACGTAGCCGAGGATCTTGATCTGTTTGTTGGTGACTGTTATTCCGTTCGGAGTATAATAAGTCGCCGCGCTTTGAGCTGCGTTGCTGATTGCCGTACTGGATTGAGTGGAAGTTTCGTCCAAGGGGCTTATAGATGGCTGTGCGGCGCCAGCTCCAGAGTGCCAGAGCGAGGGAACCGGCGTCCCGGCGTTATTGAACTCCACGATCCAAAAACGGAATGGGAAACAAGTTGCGCCAGGGCAAGCACCACTACTTTGCGTCCCTAGCGACGCCCCCACCCCGTTTGTGTCCATACAGTGCGCAGCAGTGATCGTAAGCCACGTCACCTGCCCGTTGTTGGTGAACGGGATCAGCACCGGATTGGCAGCGGTCGGAGTCGCTCCTGCCGCCGTCGTTACACACACCTTTAACAGATTGGCAGACGGGGTGTTCTGAACCGCCGTAAGCCCCATGTTCACCGGCTGGTCGAAGCCGTAGGGTGGTGCCGTGGTCGAGATAGAGATGGTATTGCCGCTTGCTACGGCGGTGCCAAACCCGGCAGCGAGGTTCAGCGGCGGCAGCATCTCCCATTGCGTACCGTCGTAGAAGGCGAAGACGATCTGACCAGCCTGGATCTCGCTGCCAGTCAATGCCACCGGGCCGGTAATGCTCTGCTTGAAGAGGTTAGTCGGGCCGGTCCCCGCGACGTTCAACGTAGTCGCGCCGCTATTGGTGAACCCGGCCTTGAAGATCACCTGGTAGTCTTGGGTAAGGGTAAAATTATTCGGGAGGGTGGCAGATACAGTCTGCGCGTTTCCCGAGCCACCGGACGTGCCGCCGATGAAGACCGGCGTGCCGCCCTGCGACGGCGTGAACGGCGATGTGAGCCCGAGAAGCTGCGTGATGTCGCTGTTGATACCCGACGCCGCCGCGCTCCCGAGACAAGACAGGATGGCGTTGTAGTTTGCCATCACCTGCGAGGCGTCGGCAGTCGTCCCGTTGGTGAGGTTGAACGGGACGGTGCAAGGGACGTTGGCGAGGGTGGGGATACAGGTCGCGAGCCAGAGCCACGCGCCGAGAAGGAGCTTCTTCATGCCGCTGCCGCCGTGTTGGTGTAAATGTTGAGCATCTGGTAACGCATGTGCAGGGCGCCAAGTTTGACGCCTGCGGCCGACTGCCCGGTCATCGACATCTTCATCCGAGAAAACACGACAGGTTCATGCCATTGAAGTTGGTAGGGTGCAAGGGCCGGGGCACCAGCCCCGCCCCAGGTAAACGCCCCCCATACGACAGCACCCCAAAGTGAAGCCCCGCCGCTCGTCGAAGCAATGGTAACTGTATCTATGACCGCGCTAGCTTGATCGAGCGCAGAGACCGAGATCGAGCCGATATTTGGCGGCAACGCAAAATCCATCGTCCCTTCGGTCATTGCGTTATTAGTAAGCATGTCGGTATCGGGCAGGAGAGCCGTCGCCGCGTTCCACGTCATCTGCTGGCCGTTCTCGACAAAGACAGAGACAACCGACTGCACGTAGTCGCTCTGCCAGAGGGAGGCGTTGATCCCTACCGGCGTCATGATGAAAGTGTTCAAGTAAGGCTGGATCAAGGACGCCGGAAAAGTATGCGGTCCAGACCAGTTGTTACGCTTGAAATCATACCAGTACGCTTGCGAAGGCGAGCCCACCATGGCGGCATTCTGCGTCGTCACACGAAGAAGATTGCCGTTGCAGGTCGCCGCCACGCGCGAAGGAACAGCAGTAGAGATGAAGGGAACCGCCACCCCCGAGCCATCCATCCCGATCGGGTCGGATACCGAAGCGTCGAAACCAATAATCCGCAAGCCATCTGGCGCGATAAATGCCAAACCCTTTGAAGTCGAGCAGACTGAGTTCGCCGCCAGCGTACCAGTCGCCACGTTGAGAGAATTGATCGACAGTGGATTGATAGTGGAGAGTGCCGCGTCGCCAGTTATCTGGTAGATGTTGCTGACGCCTTTGAATACCATCACCGACTGAATGATGCCGCCGAGCTGATTGCTCAAGGGCAGCGCCCCAAGCGCGGTTAAAGGCACGTTGTCGCCAAAGGTCAGGATTTGGTTGGCGTTCGTTGCGTTCGTCGCATTGAGCACGTCGGAGAAGATCACCGCCGGTTGCGCAATCAGATTGTGGATGTAGTAGGCACGGTTGAAGAATTGAACGACGCCGGTTGGTGCTACAGTGAATTGTACGAGACCCGTCAAGTTGCCGGCGTGCCAGACCGGAGCGAGCGGATTTGACAGATCAAACCAGCCGATGAAGTTGCCCCCAACTCCCGTAAAGCCCGCGTGCGCCACCATCAGCTTGGTGCCAATAAGCGCCATCTGTGGGGGCGTCCATGCGCCTGTAGCAGGCAAGCTCACCGGCGTTGTGGTGGCGTTGATCGTGCCTCCAACGGCTATTGCGGTGTTAGTGGCAAGGTTGAAGGCAAACGGCGCGTCGTGGCTCGGGATCGCGCTATCAGCCACCATACCGTAAGCGACGTTGCCGATGACGCGGAAGACCGAGATGAAGCCGGCCGTACCGCCCGCGAAGTAGCCTTGTTGGAAACCGGGGCTGAAACCCGAGCTGAACGGGCCGCCACTGGTATTGAGGTTGAAAATCTGAACGGCAGCAGGGCGGCATTGCCACAGCTTCGCAGTCGTCGGGTCGGGGATCAGGTTGGTAAGCGCCGACATCGCGCCATTGAACGCCGCCGAGTCGTCCAGGGCGTCGGACACTCCCTGAAAGCGCCAAGTAAGCGGTTTGGATTTGCGCTGCATCAGTTTGCATGTATCTGCGCGGAAGCGTTGAGTTCACTATTGGTGCAGTTCCCGCCGACGATCCAAGCCACGAAGTCGCCAGCCGTAACGACAGGATTGATAATGGTCCCCTGCGCTACCTGCGCCTGCGTCGTAACCACCACCGAGGCAAGCGTCACTGGTGCTGCTGTGCAAGTGTTGGACGTTCCGCAATCCATCAGCGAGATCGTAGGAGCGATCGGGCAAGAAAAGCCGACCGATGAGCCCATGAGGTTGTCTATGGTGGACTGCCTGAGAACTTGGCTGAAACGCGCAAACTTGTTCGCCGAGGCGAGGTTCGCCACCCACCCGCTCTCGTAGTTCAGGAACGCCGGGGAAGACGCGCAAGTAAAGGCGTTGAGCGTCACCTGCTGCATGAACGTGCCGACGGGGCAGGAGAAGTTAGCCGCACCGTTCAGGTCGATATACGAGTTGACTATATCGAGGACCGTCGAGCGCAGCAGGGCGGGGGTGATAAGCCCCGTCGTGTTATCGGGCCAGTTGGTGTTGATCTCGTTGTTCATCTGCGTCTTGGTCTTCTGCGCGTAAGCCGCAGTGACCAGAGACAGACAGAGGAAAGCGGCAAGAAGCTTTTTCATCTCACCACCCGATCGTCTTGGTGTTGCGCAACCTGTCAAACGATGTGCCGAACCGGCGGCGGTCAAGATGCACCGTCTTGGTTCTCGTCGCCCGGTCACCCTCCATCTGGAGGAAATGGCGCAAGAGCACACCCGCCCCGTTCGGGTGCCGGTCCTCGTCGTCGGAAAGAAAGTCGGACATGCGCTCGTCGTCCGACAAGCTCATAAGCTCGCCAGCGACTCGTCGGCGCAAGTAGGTCTGGTTTGGAAACCAGGGGATCGCCGATGATGTCTCCGGTGTCGTAATGTCGGGCATCTTCGAATAATAACGGATCGTAACCGGATACGCACCGGATGGCACTTGCCACGCCAACAAGACTGGAACTGCCGCACCCCCCGAGCCTGTAACACTGTTGGTAACACCAGAGCGCGACATATCAGTGGCATAAAACACCGGGAAGTTGGCAAGGCCGGCCTGCTGGACGAGCATGTCGAACTCTTCCAGATCGACCGGAATCATCGGGTAGGGGACGCCGGAGATGACGTAGAAGGACTCGTTACGAATACCGCGCAAATAATTGTCCGGGAGATTCTGGTAGAACTGGCCGAGCGAATTTATCTGCGAAGCGTTGAAATTGAATTGAAACGTCTGCTTTGCGGTGCTGAAGTCGTAAAATTGGCAGAGGTCCGACAAGACCATGTTTAGGATCTGCCCTGCCTGTGAAGTAAACCCAGGAACGCGCGCGTCCTGAACGGCGAGGGATATTATCTGTGCTGATGTCAGAGGCATCAGACACCCTCATTGATCTTCCGCTCAAGCTCTGCGATGTCCTTCTCAAACTTGGGAATGACGTTCTCACGAAGATTATTGCTGGTCACATCGAAATTGCCGAACTGCGCCCGCTGTGACTCAGTGGCCTTGAAGTCCCCCCGGCGATTGCTGAGATTAAAGTCGTTCCGACACTTCGCCTCGAACTGCCCGCGCTGTTCCTGATTGGTAGCAAGTTGCTTCTTCGCCGCCTCAAGTGACGCCCGAGCTACTTCGAGCAGACCCTTGTTGTTCTGCCGATCCATGATGGACGTGATCTTGTCCATGTAAGTGTTAAGGTCCGCAACCGTCATCGACAGTGGGACAGCGTACTGCATCTCCATCGATCGGTTCTGCCCGACCTGCGCGGACACGCGCACCACAACGGCCGGCGCCGCCTGCTCGGCGGCAATCTGCTCGGTTGTTCTCGCGTCCATCATACCCTCGGCATACGAGAAGTGTTCACGACGCCGTGCGGGTTGTTAGGCGACAGGTGGATATGCTGCGGCCGGCGAGCAGTATCCCCCATCCGCGACTTTCCCTGCTTCCACTCGGTCTCGTGATCCCAAGCCCGTGCTTGGATGTCGGCAAGCGACCGCGCCTGCGAGTACGGAACCTCGTAGGTGCAGCCGTGATAATAGCCGACGTTGTTGATCTTAATCAGAGGCGAGTACTCGGGGAGATCGACGGTGAAATCCTCGAACTGCTCGGAAGGCTCGTACTCGCGCTCTTCCTCCTTAACCGCCGCCTTGAAGTAGGCGTCAGTCGCTTTCTCCTTACGGGCCTTGAGAACGTGCTCGCGCGCCTTCTCACGCGCCGCTTGCTTCTCGTCCTCCGATAGGAGATCGCTATTGTCGATGCGCCGCTCAATCTCTTCGAGCACCGCAGCGACACTCTTCTTACGCTGCATGTAAAACCTCAAGTGTGAGTGTAAGGACCGTTCGCCGCAGCATCGCCGGAAATCACGATCGGCCAGCCGGTCGTCGCATCCCAACAGACGAAATCGCCGCGCTTGAGCTGGAGCCTGCCCCGGTTAGGGATAAGTAGAACGCCTTGCCGAACATAAGCCTCGTTGAACCGAGGCCGGTTGGTGCCTTGCCCGGTCACGAGCCCCGTCGCCCCCACGTTGGCGTCCGCGTTCCAGCCGGGAGGATCGCCCCGGAGCTGCGTGATAAGCGTCGCCACGTCGGCAGGGATTACGTCGTTGGTGCCAACAATGAACGCCTGCAACGAGTTGTTGGCGTTGGAGCCGAGCGTTTTTAACGCCATCAGCCGCCTCCGATCGCCATCGCCTGAATACGCCCGATCGTGGCGGCGACATTCATTTGCGCTGACAGGTCGTTTGACATCGCCAGTAGAAGCGCCGTGATGTCGGTCGCCGTGAACGTGTTCGATGTGGGATTCACGGTGTCGAAGAACGTTAGGGTCTGTGCCGGCCCGCCGGCTTCACCCGGCATGTTCGACACTTGTGCGTCTATGCCTAGACCACGCCCCGGAGGAATGAAGTCAATGCTCGCTTGATATCTGATGCGAAACGCCATTGGGTTCTCCTATCAGCCGAAGGTGGCGTTGAAGGCCGAAGTGCTCTCGATCCGAATAGCAAACTGGACGTTCTGGATAAGAGTTCCATAGAAGCACTTCCAGCCAACCACCCGAAGCTGGTTGATCGGGTCCGACTTGTCGGCGTCCTTGAGGTAGGTGAACTTCACGTCGTCGAGCATCACTTGCCCGTAGGAACCGCGCCCGAAGATGTAGCTCGGATAAACCGTCACGCCGGTTGCCGGAGCCGCTGGCGGGATCTGGAAGGCGCCGATGCCGGTGATGGTCACCGTGGTGCCCCCGGTCAGTTGGACCGCTTGACCCGTAAGCGGCCCAACTGTCGGCCCCGACGCAGGCGCCAACCCGAGGTTAACCGGGGCGTTCGTTGTCCCGACGTAGACGTTAAAAGTGTAGCCAGCGAGAACCGGAAGGTTCACTTGGATGGAGCCGTTCGGGCCAACCACCGCAATGGCACCCGAGACCTGATAAACTTGGCTCTCGTACTGGTTCTGAGTGTCCGACCCGGTGACGATGACAAAGTAATTTCCAGTCGCCAAGTTGCCACTAAGGGCAGGCGTACCGCTGACCGCCGCGACGCCCGTCCAGAACGGCACTAAGTTTGACTCGCAGAACCGGATGGCGTTCCACTGTCCGACTTCGTGATTGTAGAGTTTGTTGATGTCGGACTGCGACCAGGCGTATTGGATCGGCTGATTCTCACGAAGGTCACCCGAGACGAATGGGTGGATAACCGCCGTGTAGTGGGGCACCTTCGGCGACTTGTCCTGTCCCCGGAGCGTGTCGGCTTCGAGCTTTGTATTGGTCATCTCGTCGCCCATCCACCGGGGCGCCCCGAGGTTAACCATCATGACATAAGCCCGGTTCAGCTCGTGAGTGTTGAGCACGTCACCGGCAACGAGGCCGGCGCGCGAGCCGCGCGAGTTGACGTAATTGACCTGGGTGAAACCTTGCAGGTTGTTGAAGGTGTTGCGTTCGAGCGTCTCTGCCACCTGAAGGCCCGTCAGCTCTATCGCCTTCTTGAAGAGTGGATGCTTGATCGTCAGCTCGGCAACGTCGGTGATGGTGATCTTGTCGCCCCACTGGAGGGCGGTCGCCGTCACCTGCTGAATGGTCATCAACTCGCCAGCCGGCGGGATACCCTCGGATAACGGGGCGAACGGGAGAGGCACACGGTTGTACCGGGTTGCGGTATAGGTAACGCCGCGCCCTTTGGGCAGCGTAAGCGGGTCGCCAAACTGGTAGACGACAAGTTGCCGGCGCGTCAGCGGAAGGGTCTTGTCCGCAATATAGGCTTCAATATCGGCTGCGAATGAACCGCTAACGTTGACCGCCATAGCGTCTCTCCTTCGAGGCTAAGCCTCAAATCTGAACATCTTCGAGACGCCGTTCCACGGTAGACTGCTGTCTTCGTTGGGGGGCCGTATCACTGCCGGAGTTGGTCGATCGAGTTCTCTGATTGGCGACACGCTGTTTTGCCTGCCGTACTTCCTGCCTGCCCTCTTTGCTTCCGCGCTTCTCAAGGGCAGCTTCGCCGATCAAGAACTTCAGAAGAACATCGCGCTCCACGTTGTTACCCTTCGCGCGAAGTTCCGCCAGCTTGCCTTCGACCTTCGGTCCCCATTTCGCGTACAACGGATCGACAGCGGCCTTTGCCTGAAACGCCGCCCTGTCCGCCGCATCATAAGACTGCACCTGAGTCTGCTGAACCATTGCAGCAATACGCTGCTCCGATTCCCGCAGGGTCTCGGTCATCTGCTCTTGCGGCGTCATCAATGCGAAACGTGCCGCACGCTGCTCCGGGCTTTCGACCGAAGGTCTTGGCTGCGTCATCTGCCGCGAAAGTTCATCCAGTCGGCGGCGAGTTTCGGCAAGCTCGGTTTTTGCCTGCCTGGCCTCGTCGGTCAAAGTCTGGATGCGCGTATCGCGACGTGACGGCTGACGATCGACGGGAGCTTCGCGAGCCGCTAATGGTTCGTCCGGTTCCTTTGGAGCACCTTCTTCCGGCTCTACCGGCTCTTCGGGTTCTGCAAGGTCTTCCGGCTCTACCGCTTCCGGCTCTTCAATTTCGAGTTCGTCGTCGGGATCGTCATCAGCCATATCAACGTGCCCTATGTGACGAGTAACGCCCGTCAGTCGAAGGGTGACTTACGGCCACCAGTCGGGAGATTGGGAAACTTATCCGTTATGTAGGACTATTGTCAACCGGGGGTTTTTCCTTGGTGCGTTCTTCTTCCCGCCCCTCGGCTTTCCCGAGTAACCCCGCCTTTTCCAAAAGCTGATCCATGCGAGAGTTGATCTGGATGTGAACATCCTTGAGTTTTTGCAGATTGAAATATGAAAGGATCAGCGTGCCGAACGCCGATATCCCGCCAATGATGGCGAGCACCTTGTCAAGAAAGAACTCGGCGGGGGACATTTCTCACAGCCGCCCCGTCAAGAGCAGCACAACCAGAATGATAAGGATGATGCCCACAAGACCGATGCCGCCGTTACCCCATCCGTACCCATAGCCCCCCGGAGCCCACGGACCAACGCCGCCAATGAGGACGACAATGAGGACGATAACTAGGATCAGGATAAGGGGGCTCATGATCCACCTGATGTGACCGGCGCCGTCTTCGGCAGGATCGCATCTAGCGCCTTGTTGATGTTAAGTCCAGCGTACTTGGAGACGATGACCGACAATGCCGAGTATTCGGCGTCAACGAAGAAGCCAGTCGCAGGTACGCCAAGCTTCGCTTGCAGCTTCTCGACAGCCGCCTTCGTCAGCGGCCCCCAGGCACCATCGACCTTGAGCGGCGGGGTGATCGTGATGTAGCCGGTCGAGCTGATAAAGTTCAACGTCTCCTGCACATACGCCGTATTGTCGGGATGTGCGTTGACGAGGGCAGCGGCGGCGGCGTGAAGCTCAGGGTCCAGTTTGGGGAACAGCGCGGCCCCTATGTCCGCCAAAGTCTTAGCTACCGGCGTCTGCTCGATAACCGCTGTCACCTTCGCGAGCCCGTTGCCCGATGCGCGGGTGAAGGCGGAAACGATCTGCGGGATAAGCTGAACGAGAGCGGGGACGAACGCCCCTAGAAGCGCGAGAAGGTTCATTTGAGTACCTTTCGTAGTTCGGTGCGGATCATATCGTTGTTAACCGTCAGCAAGGTTGTCGCGAGTTGAAGAAAGACGCTGTAGAGGTCGTTCTTGTCTTCCCCCGCGTCCAGCAATGCAAGAGCCAATTGAGTCGCCTCGGTGCGGGCAGTTGCGTAGGTCATCACCAGTTTTTCCGATCGTTCAATTGGCTGTAACACCACGCCATGCCGTACCATATGGGGGCTATCACGACACCGAGCATGCTTAGTTCAGTTGCGTAGGTCACGGCTTCTTCTCGTCACGCTTAGCTAAAGCTTCAGCCACAGCAACCTCGGCTGCGGGTGGAGCTGCTACATCAGCCGCAGGAGGCGCCGCTACAGCAGCGGCGGCAGGCGCAACCGCCTTGGCAGCAGCGATAATAGCAGGAGCAATTCCGGCTCCGGTTCCAGTACCCGTCGCCATAGCCGTGATTGTCTCGTCCTTATTCTTAGAAGATTGTGACGAGCCGAAATAAAACCCGATGACATTGGTAAAGCCAACACTCATGAGAGCGCCAACCAGGATCTTGAAAGTATCGGTGTCAGTCTTTCCAAGAAAGGCGAGCAGGAACACTAGCCCTACAATCGAGCATACTAAAACAACCGCAAGAAAAAAAGAAGCGACGTTCAAACGTGTAGCCCTCCGCTTGTAGGAACGGTAGAGCTGCCCATGACGGCCGGCGCCGCGTTCATCGCCGCATCGACCGCCGCCACAGCGAACTGCTTGACGACAGTATCGTTCAAGGCATTGCGCGCAGGCGCCTGCGCGAACCAGTTGAGTTTTTCAATCATCTGATTCGCCAGGTTATGGATAGCCTTACCTGCCGCGTCGTACTGAGCCTGAGTTGCTTTGGGCATGTGCTACACCGTTAAGTGTTTGATATAGTTGAACACGATATCTTGCGCAACTCCGAAGTCGCCGGGGTGCGGTGCAGCAATCGGAACAGAAAGCAGTTTCGTCCGCGTATTCCCCGGCTCCAGGGTCCAAGGGTCGTTCCCCAAACCTAGAGTCTGCCACCAATACGGGTTGTATATGTCAACTGCTTGAATGACGTTGCTCGGTACCGTCCCTTGCACGCCGTAGTCGCTACGCTGAAAGCCGAACAACAGGTCAATATCGCGCTTGCCCTTCAGAGCATTAGCAATAGCTACCGCCTCGTTGCTCCCGAGACTGTCACCGCCGATAGCGATCTTGTCGCCTTTAGGAACGGCTATAGCCGCGTTAGCGATCGTATGGATGTCATCCCACGAGTATGGACTCTCGTGGGTGTTCACATTGATCGCCCGAAGGCGCTTAACCAAATTGCGCTCGCCGCTCGATGGGTCGAGCGCCGCACCGCCCATACCGTAGGATACAAATGCGTGAACTATCATGGCATCATCGCTAGAGCGCGAGTTCTGACTGCCTTTGCCCGGTTCATCCAGCCCTTATCGAATCGCCTTTGACTTGGATCGTGCGCCTCGATCGCCCGATAGAACGCCTCACGCTTCGCGGTCACACCCTCGATCAGCACCTTTGGATTAGCGTGCATCACGGCGTCCATCGTGATTACACCGAAGTGCCCGTCATCGGCGACACCAAGGGATTCTTGCAACAGCTTCGTCGCGCGTGTCGGGCCAAAAAGAACGCACATATCGAAGTACATATAGTCAAGCCCGATCGGCATTCCGTCGCCGTAAGGAAGCCAATACTGCTGCTGATAAATCGCTTCAACAGTCGCCTGCGAAGCGTGCCACACGTCGCCAGACGGCGACTTGTGCATCCGGCACCAGGCGTCGTACTCACGCTGAGTGATCCCCCGAGATGTCCGGCCACCCCTATCAGCCGGATCATCGTCGTTGCCGCCCTCGTCTTGGAGGACGAACTTCAAGGCCGTCTCAAAGTTGGTCTTCACCGTTTGAACGGCTGGTTCACAGGCGGAGCGTTACCGCCGAAAACCGGAGCTTCCTCCAGCCACAGATTAGTACCGCCGCTGGAAACCGGAGTCTCCCAAGTGCCGCCACTGGAAACTGGATGATCCCAATCGCTCGGCCAGGGCGGGCCAGACGTTACCACGCCGCCGGAAATGTCATCGGCCTTCAACGCGCGTTCACCCTCCGCTGTCAACACAGGATCGACATGAGGCGGCGGGTCGCGCCACCCCGGCTTGACAAGCTCCAGTACCGCTTCAAGTGCCAATACCCGGCGCTCAAGGTTGCCCATGCGTCCATGGATGTCTTCCAAAAGCTCTGCCATCTGTCTCTCCTTTAGCCGCCGGCTCCCGGCATGAAGCAACGAATAGACACACTAGAAATTCCGTTCTCGGGCTTGCCGTCTTTCCAGTAGAAGATCGGCCACACAAGAGCCTCTCCATCCAGATTCGGGGATTTTACAACCGATTCATCAGGCACATCCCACCAACTCTTTTCAAGATAAACCTGATACCGGCAAGTCCGAATAGTTTCACCCTTCTCAACCTCAAACGAACACGCTGACTGCCACTCTACATCGGCGATATGCTTCGCTTCAGTTCCGTCACAACAGGGTGTTCCTTGATTATTCTTCTGTTCCTTGAACCATTCAGTAAGATCAGGTCGCTTGTGGTCGTGCGCGAACGCGGGCGCGCAAAGCAAAACTAAGAACAATAGAGCCAGTTTCATGCCGCGCCTCTCGATCTCGGCGCCCCCTGCATCTGATCCCGATGTACCATGCCCGGTGGCCCCTGTCCATTAGGGCGCGGCCCGGTCGCCTTGCCACCTGACCGTGCACCGCCCCCACCTTCTGCCGGCTGGTGTGGCTGCAACATGCCCTGCTGCTGCACCTGCATCGCCTGCTGCTTCTGTTGCATCTGCATCTGGTGGCGGATCATGTGCTCACGCAGCGTTCCATGGAAGTCGCCGGTCTGCTGGAACTGCTGCATGTGGACCTTGAGATGCTCCTGATCCTCGTCCATGGGGTGCACCGGCAGAGGCATCCCCGACTCAAGGACTGTGTTCTCGAACTTGGCGTCGAGCGTCAGCTTCTTACGGATGTCAGTAAAGATGCGCGGCCCGAGGCGCGGCCCGTAGGTGCTCTCGACAAACTCCATGATTAGCGGCGCCATGTTCAGCTCGTAACCGGGATATTTCTGCGGCGGGATATTCATCAGCACATTCATGCCAGCCATTTTCATCTGGATCTGCTGCTGGCTTCGCGCTGCCTCCACCCCGAACCAGCGGAACTCAAACCGGCGGTCCATCTGAATAGGCTCAATCGTCTCCATCTCGGCCTGCATCCCCATCTCCCCGAACGCGGGGATCAGAAGATCCTTGTCCCGGAATTGGTGGTCGAGCCACACGAACCACTGAAGCATCGGCGTCAGTATCTCGCCCTCCAGCGTCGTCACGGCGTCAGCCGTCGTCAGGATGTCCACCTGCTGCTCGTTGGCGATCTGCGCTTGATTAGGCTTCTTCCCCGGTGCAGTGGTCTGCTGCGGCATCATTGCCGGGTTAACAGAGAGCGTTTGAAAAATCTGATCCTTGGCACTAGCAACAATTCCGAAAGCTTCCTTCCATAGCTTTGGAAACTCTGCAAACTGTGTGTCCTTTGGGCTCGTCTCCCAAATCGCCGCAACATTAAGAACCATGGAGCCGGTACGCGGGTTCTTTGCCGGGTCGGTCATGATGATAGGGAGAAGCGCGTAGGCGGCGCTATCCATCCCCTCGTTCACCGCATCGTTTGCCGCGTACTGAAGCGTCTCGACGAACTTGATTTTGCTCATTCCCTTGAACGAGCCTTGGATCTTCTCCACTGGCGCGGAAAGGACAGGAACCTTGTCGCACCAATAGGGGTTCAGCTTGACACTAAGGACTCGATCCTCCCCGCCAAAGTATATGCGGACTATACGGAGATCTCCGTCTACCTTGAGTTTCGTCCACGTCTTGTAAACAAGCGCGAAGCTCTTGCCACCTTCGGTCTTGATCCCCGCCGCATCGGTCACGTTCTTATTCTTATTCGGTGTGTCGCTCGCGGTCTTAGACGACATCTCCTTGAGAAGCAGTTGTCCGCTCTCCTTGTCGATCTCGCCACTGCGGATCATCTGGCGGATCTTGGCCTTCGACCACCGTTTGATGACCGTTACCGAGCCGCCTTGGTCGATCGCCGACTCAACGTTATCGCACATAGCCGGCAGCACCAGCACGTCGGAGTCAGGGAGTACCTCCACAATCGGGTATTGGTGGATGATCGTGTCTTCGACGATGTCCTCGTACTCGTCCCCTTCGATCTGAGCATCGTCGATCGTGCGCTTCTTGTTCACCCGCTGAACAACGTGACGCTCGTTACGGACCCAACTAACCTCGACGTTGTACTGCCCCTCGATATCGCCATTGCGCACGAGCCCCGGCATGACGTTGGTGCGCAACTTCGCCTTGCGGATATAAAACTCCAGCAAGGACATCAACGCAGAAGGCTTGTCCTCCGAGGCTTGAACCTCGATGTGCTTGCCGGATTGGGGGAAGATTTGATTGACGAAGCGCGTTTTGCGGGCGTTTACTGCATCGTGAACAATGGGGACGAAAATCTTAGAGTTTCCTGAATAAAACTGCTTTGGACCCAACTGACAGTGATAAATGTCCCAATAGTCCATTTGACTGTTTGCTCGTTCCCACTGATCTGAAAATCCTTTCTCGATATCTTTGTAGAGCTTAAGAGCTTCCTTAAAAATGTCTTCGTCATCGGACAGTTCTTCGTCTCGTCCCGGCGGCTGTACCGGAACCTCGTCTTCTTCCTCGTCGATGTCCTCGTCATCGTCGACCATCAATGTTGCACCCACGCGGTCCCGTTGCACTGCACTTCCTGCCACCCTGCCGCACCGCCGCCAGTCACAGCCCCGAGATAAGCCGCTGCGGTATTCTGATCGGTGACATAGGCGATCGAGCCTTTGTAAACGAGAACGCCGCCAATAGTGGTATTGCAAGCGGGCAAATTCGCAACCAGCACCCCCGGCCCGCCTATATTATCCGGCACCTGAAACACGAGAGTGCCATCGTTTACGAAATTGCCGAGCAGGCGCCAAGTATTTGGATACGCTCCAGTGAAAGGGTTAGTGGAAACAGTAGCACTGGTCGATCTTGTGGCAACGCCTATGGCTGTTCCCCCGGCAGGAGAGGCGCCTAGCGATAGGTTGAACTGCGGCGTCCTTGGGCTCGGGGTTCCGTCCACTGAGAGGCCGATAATGTTAAGGCCGCCACGATAGGCGTAGTTGATTACCTTGTTGTCAGCGTTAAGATTGTTCGCTGCCCAACGCCCCCCGATGATAGTGGTCGGCCATGACTGACTGCCGCTGCCAGACACCAAAAGGCGATTGCTGCTCTCAAGATTGATGCCCTCTATAACAATGGTGTCGTCTGCGCTTCCCAAATAAAAGTCCGCGACCGAATTATTTCCACCGAACATTCCTAAAACGGTGAAACTACCGACCTGATTGTAAATACAGTACTGCCCGCCGTTGCATAAGGTATGGACAAACTGATGGTCCTTTGATTGAGCATGATTTATATTGTAAGCGGCCCACTGATAATTGGAAACTGAAGTATTATCCAGATAATTTACGTCGTTATTGGCGTCGATGCCGCCGGGGCCGCCGCAATTATTCCCGGTGCACCACTGCCAGCCGCTGGCAACGCCAGCAGTTCCCCCGTTGACGTAAACGTTCGCATAGCGATTATTCGTGGTGCCCACACCAGTCTGAGTTTGACTTTGAAAACCGGCAGCGCAATAATTGTTAGTCGTGCAATTGACGTGGAAGTTCGAGAATTTACTGTCACGCACGCCGATCAATTGAAACACCGGAAGCGCGGCCTGCATAATCTGACTGGTAACTGTCTGCGACTGATCTACGTTGTAGGTACCAGTGCCTCCGGTGCCGGTGCCGAACGAGAGAATTTGCGTCGGGGCCATATTTACTCCTGCCCCGGCGAAGACCGTTTGCCCAACCGCGAGCGGCGTGCCGGTGATTGTGGTCACGGTCAGCACCGTCGTAGACTGCGAGCCAAGGGTGATTGTGATATTCGGCGCCGTCCAGTTGAAAACAGTACCTACACCAACTCCAGCAGGGTTATCGTACCCGCATCCCTCCCACTGAAAACCCTGAACGCTACCAGCCGCATTGTAAATCTGTATCGGCGCGGTGACATTGACGATCCCGCACGGCCCAAGGATGCTCGTGCCGCTGTTCGAAATTGTCATCCCGTTGATAGTACCACCGTTAATACCGCGAGCGTCGCAAACGCCGCCCTGTACTGGCAAAGAAGCAAGACAGTTGGAAATTTTATCGCCTACCGTGTTGCCGGAAAACGCGGCAACGTTGACCGGACCAGCCTGTGTTTTTGGATCAACGCCGCTGCTACTTATTGTCTGCGCTTGGAGCGCCGAAGACACGCAGATGAGTAAAGCGGCAAGTACACTCTTCATTGTCATTATTTCGCTGGTGGAGGTAAATTAGCAGCCTTAGTCTTCACCGCTTCTGCCTCTTGCTGCCGTAGCCAGTTGGCGATCGGCTCGACAACACCGAGCGGCTGCGTATTGAGGTACGACATCAGCGTCTTGTAGTCGTTCTCGGTAACGGTGAATGGCTCATAGGCAGGAGGCTGCGGCTGTTGGGCTATTGCTGGAGTGGCTGCAAGCAGCAAAGCTACCATCAACAGTCTTCGCATTTTTAGCCGCCTTTCCATGACACGCCGTCATAAAAAACCGGGCAAACAACCGAACCGCCCCCCGTTGGAGCAGCAAGAAAGGTGCACGCCACGGCGTCAGTGACGTAAGCTATTGCTCCAGTTACGCCGGCAGGCAGGGTTGCAACAGTATAATTCTTGGTCACCACTAAAGCGCCTACGACAACGTTTTGCGTCCCCGCCTTCAATGTCAAAGCCGCAGCCGCCGTATTCTGCGAGCCAGACGCAGCGTTATTGAGCGAGGTCTTGAAAAGAATATCCCCACCAACACCAGACCCATTGCTGAGAGAGCCTTGAAACGTCCAAGCAGCCCCGGCGTTATTCGCGTTTCCCGCCACCACGCTCTGAACCTGCGTAATCTGCGCGACGGGAGCAGCAGCATCCGCAAAGCCGAATTGAAGCGTGGCTGCGCCGGGACGCCATATGATCGTGTCAAGAGTACCAAACGCGACATTGGTCCCGGTAGTGCTTGACCAACCATAAAAACCGTCGCTTCTGGCAATGAAACCAAAATTGTTGGTTCCTCCATAGGACCCCATGCCGAACGCTTGCGTAGTATTTCCAGCACCAAACTGGAGAACCGTCCCGGCCGTATAATAGCCTGTATTTGTTGCTTGTATAACGCTGGTCGCAATGGCCCAAGTGCCAGCAACGGTTATTCCATAGTCCAGCTTGTTCACGCCGTTAACAGCAACCCCTAGCCCCGTAGTCGAGACACTGTAAAGCCCGGTCGTAGCATTCCCCACTGCGAGCGATGGGGCCACCGCACTTCCGACTCCGGTCGCATTGAACAACGTAGGCGCAAGAAGGCCGGTACTCTTTGTAAAAATTAGTCCTGCATTACCGCATGACAGCGTACCGCCGTCATTGAAACAAACCTGCTTGTCTGCGCCGCCAGTAATCGGCGTCGTTCCCGAAGTGATCGTCCCGGTGACACCACCAGGAGGGGAACCAATAGTCTGCGCGTGGGCGCTCACCAGCAAACAGAGTAAGACTATAAAACTACAAATTATTCTCATTGCTGAAGCACCACAAAAGTATCACCCGTTGTCCCGGTGACACTTATGGCGTCTACCGCTACGAGAGTATCGGTACTGGCGCAGGAAACCGACTGCTTAGCGGACAATTGAATTGATGCCGGCGTCGTCGCCTGAGTAATCAATCCAAAATAGACGAACCCGGTATTGGTCCCGGTGTACTCAATAGCGCACCCGTTTCTTCGCTTGGAAGGAAGCGCCTGCTGGAATACGTTGGAAGCCGCAATAGTAATTCCGACCGGCGGCGGGTTTTGCGTGACAGGAACCGGCTGCTGCGCCTTAGCGACGAGCGGAAAGAGAAGCGTTGACAGCACCGGCAGAAGGAAAAGCATCCTTCGCATCGACGATCTCCGTCTTTCCCGGCAGCGCAGATATGTAGAGCTGCCCCGATGCCGTGCGCTGCACGTTCGGCTTGCCGTGGTCCTCCATGATACCCGCTCCGAGCAGCCCCGTAAAGGACTCTAATCCTTCCATGAGACAGCGGTAGATGCCCCTGCGAGGCTCGCTGGTGAGCCTGCCGTCCTTGCCTACCTCATAGGCGTACCCGGCGGCAAAGGCGTTCAGCGTCCATCTGGCGGTCATGGCGACCGTACAGGCGGGCCGATCCCTAACTCGCCTTTGAAGCAATGCCCGTAATTCATCTCGCCCCACTTCACCGGCTGATCCGGCCCGCACTTCGGCCGGGATCTTAGCCACAGCCCCGACCAGACCGAGGTGATTATAACCACCAAAATGCTCAGCAGGAGCAACGATGCGTAAAGATGATTTCGCCTCAAGGGACGCCTCCTTGACGATCTGAGAAACCGCCGAGCCGGGGTCGCCCTCGATGACCCAATCCGCAACAATGGCGAGTGCCCCATTGTGAAATTGAACCAGCACTCCAGTAACCACACCATCACGAGCATGAAGGCATAGGAAACAAGGACGGCGAGAATTAACAACGCCGCGGTCAACCACGTTGTCGCCGCCGAAGTCGTCATAGACCACCTGCCCCGGCTTCATCAACAGCGCGTAGGCGAGCGCGTTCGGCCCGTCGATTCGCCCCGAGGGGAAGTTGAGGAACTGAGCCTGCAACTCGGGCAAATCTTTGGCGAAGGTGATTTCACCAGCGCGGAAATATGGCTGCAAGGACTCGATGAACCCAAGTTTTCCTTTTGGGGCTTTCATCGGCACCACGGGGATGATGTAGCCCCGGCGCGTCATCTCGTGGCGAAGCGGCTGCATCAGGAACTCGTTCAACCCATCCTCTTCCACTCCAATCAAGATCGGTCGATATTCTTGATCGACCTGGAAGACCTGGTTTACAATTTCGTCCGGCTTCCACAAGTCGCCGCCCCCTGACCATACAGAAAGGCGGTTCGATATCCACGACCATACGGCCCACCCCGTCGTTGCGCTTGTTGCCTTTGTCGTCCTCGCCGGGTCGAAGAACGCCCATGTCGGTTGCCATGTCCTCACCGTTGGTTTGACCTTGAACATATCGGCCGTGAAGATCTTGCGCGCCGGGTCCTCGGCGACGCACATATACTCCCGCATGAAGTCCTGGATCTTGCCGGCGGCCTCAAACTCGCGGCGCGTCTTATCGACCCACGGCAGCGGGTAACGCGCCGGCCACGTCGCCTGCCGCTCACCTTTCTCGTCAATGTACTCGATCGGAAAGACGCGGGTGGGCCACTTGAGCTTATGCTGAAGAGTGAACGGAAGGGCCTCCTTGTCCAGGGGGGTAGCGTTCACCCGGATGCGAGCGCTTACGTCGAGCGCCGGGATCACCGTGCTCATGAACCAGGTCAGGGTCTCGTCTCTGGCTTCCGGCGTGCGAACGTTCTCATCTTCCTCAATGTCGTCGCAAAAGCAAAAGTCGGGACGATAATGCAGATGCTTAGTACCCCTAAGACTTTGGCCTCTGCCGACGGCAATGATTCGAACACCGTTGCCAAGGATGACTTCTGCCTCGTTCCAGGTATGTCCTCGTAGATCCCCGAAGAGAAGTTGAACATTTTCATTGGTCTCTATCTCGTGTTTGATTGCTCTAAGTCTTTCACAGGCTCTCTTTTCAGTTGAGCCGATAATGAGAGCATTATGGAAAAGTTGATAGCCCGCTCCAATAACAAAAGCCTCCTCAGCGATCGTACTCTTGCCGCCTTCTCGGAATACCATGACGAGGGCAGCGGGTATACGACTGTGCCAAAGGTTGATGATCTCGGTGTGAAACTCAGGAGTTTCATTTGGGTGCCTGTGCTTGAAAAGAGACTGGTGGGCGAGACGGCGGTCTCTCCCGAGTTTGAGGAAGGTGTCTTGCAGCTCGGGGGTCATGTCAAACCGTATCGACGATGGTATAGCCCATCGTCACCACCGCAGTACCATCCCCGGTGATCGCATCCGCCGTGTCTGTAAACGCCAGGTTCTTGTTAGCCACAGATGCTAGAAAATTATTGACACTGGCGCCGTCTAAGCCAAAAACAAATCGGTCCACCGCCGAAATCAGCGCCGCCCTCCACAAGGTAGCGCACAGGTCAGTGCTGCTCGTATCAGCGTTGTAATACAACCCCGGAATAACCGACGAAGTGTAGTGCGCCGCACCGGCAGTAAACGACAGCGCCAGGAAAACCGGCACGATCGCCTTCCCTGCCCCCGGCGCCGCCACGATCTCCACCGGAGACGAGTGCAGCACTCGCAACTGCGCCGCGCTCAGCGACACCTTGACCGTCAGACCGATGCCGCCGGGCGGCCCCGTTGCTCCCCCTGGTCCCGCCGGCCCCGCCGGCCCAACCGGACCCGCCAGGCCGTATACCCCAGGGTCGGAAGGCGCGTACCAGCCGCACCAGTCTGTGTCATTAACCGCCGGCCACGAGTAGACGCCCGTTGGCCGAGTGGCGAGGTCGGGGGCGTTCTTGCAACAGATCCTCGACCGCAGGAGGTCGTCGCGAAAGCGGCCGAAGAAACAGTTTGAACACTGGTCGGTCAATACTTGCCCCGCAGGCGAGAGTTGAAGTAGGCGCCGGGGGAAGGAGCTTCACAGAAGTTCTTCCACTCGTCGGGCGGGACGCCAGTGAGCGTGTAGGACGAGCCGTTGTGGAAGCTGATTACAAGCTCCTGGGTAGACTTGTCGTAGGTGCCCTCCATGAGGACGGAGGACTCAAAGGAGTGATGGTCGGGGGTGTCTGCCATGAGCTAGACTACCATTGACTTCGAGCGAAGGGAAGCGTAGGTGTTGGAGGCATCCTCATGATGCGAACCTCCCTCGTGACAAACTCCCCTGGTGAAAGCCGGGGGTTTTTTTATTCGGTATAATAGACCGTGTACCAGATGGCGGCGAGATTACCACCGTTGCACAACCCGTGCAGGTCGAGGTAGTCGAGCGGCTTGGCCTTGCCGGCTGCGGGCATGGGCATGGAAGACGGCGGCGGGAAGTCGTGACGCGCGTGGGTCTCCCCCGGCCCGATGAATACCATCATATCACCGACGATGTTGTTGCCCGCACCCCACCAGCCTGAGATGTCTCCCGAGATAAGTGTCAGTTCGATCCCTCGAATGTAGATGGGAACGGGGAGCCACGGCTTGATGTGCCACGAGGACTGCTCGGGCAGGCCGATAATCTTCCACTTGTAGACTTGATCGGTGCTGTCGCAAACGCCCTTGAACCACCAGGTCTGTGAGCGGAAGACTTGTTGTTTGGTCGGAGCCCCGATGAACAACAAAGCGAGAGCAACAACAAAAACTGCGGTGAAGACCGATAAGACTTTGAACATGCGGGGAGGATAGCAGGTGTTTGCAGAGGATGCAAGGGTTTCAAAACGATGCGCGGTTAAGAAGTGGGTGGATAAAATTTTTCCCGCGTCGGCCGCACCCCTCGCCGCTCCCGAGTTCAATTGTTTGTCGCCCCTCGCCTGGAGGCCCATTCCGAAAACGCAACGTAGATGAATAAATTAATCTTTCTCAATTGTTTGTCGTTTTATTCAGCAACCTATTAGTGTGAACTACAGTTATTTTGCAGTTAATTATCGATTGCCATGCGTGGAGCTCATACCACAAGTGGCTGAGAGAGAGAGAGAGACTTATACATACTAGTAGTAGTAGTAGTTAACTGATAACTGATAGTGACAATACATTGATACCCGTAGGAATAAGTGATAATGAAATGGAGCACTGCTCCAACATCTGTTCTTACCTTTTTTCTCGTTATCACTTTATCACTTACGACTTATCCAATAGAATCAGCCACATTAAGTGCCGATTGCAGATAAGTGATAATGCACACTCTAGTTGAATTCACTCTTTGTTCGCAAAATCTCTATTTATCATAGCTTTGCATTGACATTAAAAGCTCACAGCATATAATGGAATTGCAAAGCAATCAGCATCGAAAGGATTTGCAAAATGAGAGGCTCCGAATTCCGATCACTTAGAGAGAAGGCAAAGCTCACGCAGCAACAGACTGCCACAGCTCTTGGCGTGGCGGTTTCAACAGTATTCCGTTGGGAAGGCTTGGAAACGGTCCCCATGGCAATGGGCTATGCTTTGCTCTGGATCACAAAGGAAGCATCCTCCCTGGAAACAGCGCAAGAGAAAGCCGCTCGCGAGACCGCAAAACGAAAATCAACGGAAGCCGCTTGGGCCGCAATGCCCCCCTGGGACGACAACGAGCGCCAGCGCCGCGTCCGCCTGGGCCTGCCCATGCACGATGGTACAGACGGCGTTGACGTAAAGGCCGAAACCGATCGTCTTTTCGAGCAATACGACAAATCTTGTAACAATTCGTGATTAGACAATTAAATGTTTTGTCGTATACTGATAATTGTCAACCCGGAATTCGGCAAATACAAGCCGTTAGCATCATGACTCCTTCCGCCCTCACCAACGCGCGCCAGCGTCTCGCCCTCTCACAAGCCGCGCTGGCGCGCCTTCTAGGAGTTCACCCGCAGACCATCAGCCTATGGGAACGCGGCACCCACGAGGTCCCTGGACCCGTAGCGCTGGCCCTCAAGGCAATCGAGCGATCACAACACAAGGGAGAATGATCTATGTTAACGAAACACCGTGGAATCAGCAACAGCGACGACGTGATTGATAGCCGCGACGTGATCGCGCGCATCGAAGAATTAGAGGCAATCGAAGGAATAGAGGAGCAAATCGGCGCCTTGGAACAGAGCGAGGAGGCCACAGAGCTGATCGCGCTGCGCGAATTGCAGATCGAGGCTGAAGACTACGCACCCGATTGGCAATATGGCGCTACACTGATTCGCGACTCTTACTTTGTAGAGTACGCCGAAGAACTCTGCAAAGATATTGGCGAGATTCCGTCAGACTTCCCTTGGTACATCGAGATTGATTGGGAAAAGACGGCCAAGCACATCCAAGTGGATTACACGTCCGTCGAATTTGACGGCGTGACGTATTGGGTCCGGTAATGACCGGCCCCGAGCTACTACACGCGCGCAACCAGCTCCGGCTAACGCAATCGGAGCTGGCCTCGCTGCTGAACGTCACGCTGCGCACTGTGCAGCGTTACGAGCGCGCGCCCATGATCCCCAAGTCGGTTGACTGGGCGCTCTTGGAAATAGCACACTCACAGAGGGAGAAGACAAAATGAGTTACGCGATTAGCTTCGAAGACCGGGGCGTTTACACGCCTGATGGCAAAAGCCAGCTCACAAGCGCAGAAGTAGATGCTTACAATAAAAAGATCGAAGCCGCCGAGCTGGAGCATTGGGCCGCTAAGCCCGATCACTGGCAAGTGTACGTTGATAAGACTAACGTTGTAAGAACGTGGCTCGGTACGGCGCTCGGCACTATCCTGGAGCGCAACACGTTTCGCGGGAACATTGCGCGCAACATGACCAGTATACGCTTTCGTGGCACTAATGGCGCCGTTTACTATGGTCGCTTCGGTTCCGACTGGTCCATGCTCTGCCGCGTAAGAAAAGCAAAATAACTCTTGCACCCCCTGCAAAGGCGTGCTAGGCTTCGATCGTCAACACCAACCAATGGAGGCGCCAACACAATGTAATCCAAATCACCCACAACGCCTCTAGACAAGTCCGCCCAACGACGAGAGAGGCCCAGACAGGTTTAGCGTCCTGGGCTTCTCTCTAATCGCAATAGGAGGTTTCAATGCGGAAACATGAATCCGATAATTACGCCGACGCTTGGAAGCAGTACACTGGAGGCTATTGGGCGAAACTGGTAATCCCATTTGAAATTTGGACGATTCGCCCTGACGGTTCGATCGCTGGTGTACAGACAGCGCCACTAAAGAAAAATCAAAAAGCTAATCCCACAGGCGAATGAAAAAACCGACCATCATCGAGACAAACGGAAGCCGCGAGCCCGCGCAGGCCGCTTGGTGGCGCCGCACAGTGGTCAAGCTATCGCATGAACAGCTCGCCGAGCTGACAGGTTACAGCGCCCGCGCCATCTACGCGTTCGAGCAGGGGACCAACGGGCGAGGCAAGCCGCACAAGGCCTGGGCATGGCAACGCTACCGGCGCGCCTGCCAAGGCGTTGACGCCGAGCTTCGAGGCAAACGCACATTCAATTGGGGTTGCTAGTGCGCTTGATCTGCCTCGACTTCGAAACGGTCTGGTCCGACGACTACACGCTAAAGAAGCTAACGACTGAAGCTTACGTTCGCGACCCGCGCTTTGAGATTCACGGTCTGGCAATCAAATGGGGGAGTGAGTACGATGCAAGATGGTATGACAAACGCCAGTGGCGACATATTCTCGAACACGAGGATTGGTCCGATGTCGCGATCATCGCGCACCATGCGCAGTTCGACGGCCTTATCCTCAACCACCACTTCGGGGTTCGCCCCGCGCTGTGGCTCGATACACTCTCGATGGCTCGCCTGGTTATCGGCAATCACGTTAGCGTCGGCCTCGATAGCCTTGCTAAGCATTTCGGTCTGGCACCTAAGTCCGTCCCGTACAACGCCTTCAAAGGCAAGCGCTGGAGTTACCTACCGGGCGACGTTCAAAGAGCGTTGGCCGAAGGCGCCCGCCACGACGTTGAACTCACCTGGACCATCTTTTCCCACTTGCAAAAAGGCTTTCCCAGGTCCGAATTGCCTTTGGTCGATCTGACGGTGCGCATGTTCACCGAGCCCGTGCTCCGCGCCGACGTGGACATGCTCGCCAAGATATGGACGGATGAAAATGAGAGACACCGCGATCTTAATTCTTTTCTTGGTGTGGGTGACGATGATTTACACTCTTCTGGTCGATTTGCGGCGCTTTTGGAAGCGGAAGGAGTAGATATAGTTTATAAGGACGGCAAGAACGGGCCGATACCGGCGTTCGCTGCCAACGACGACTTCATGAAGGAGTTGCAGGAAGATGAAAACCCAAGAGTTAGCGCGCTTGCGTCAGCACGCCTCGGAGCTAAATCAACTTTGCTCCAAACGCGCGCTGAGACGCTCGGTTTTGCTGCACATCGTGGTCCGTTGCCGGTTTATCTCCGCTATTGTGGAGCGCACACTACGCGATGGTCCGGCGGCGACAAAACCAATTTCCAAAACCTCTCGAAAGAAATCGCGCCTGCCATCCTCCCGCCGGAAGGCTTCCTGATCGCAAGCCCCGACGCCTCGCAGATCGAGTGCCGCATATTGAATTACCTTGCAGGGCAGGAGGACAAGGTTCAGGAGTTTCGCGATGGCAAAGACCCTTACATCGGCGTGGCGTCGGCTTTCTATGGACGTGAGATCACTTCGGACATGGCTGAGCGGCAGGCCGGAAAGGTTCTCGAACTACAGTGTGGGTTCGGATCAGGAGCCGCCAAAATTGAATCCACTTTTAAGCGTTTTGGCGTTCCTTTTAGTGACGGTGATGGTTTACGTGGCCGCGACGCATATCGCGCTACGCATCCTCAAGTAGTCGGGTATTGGCGAACGGCGGAAGCGATCCTGAATGCTCTCAATAACAGCATAGCTTGCGCATGGGGACCGCTGTCCATCAAAGGCAAGCGCATTTACCTTCCCAACGGCGCCCCGCTGATTTACGATACCCTGGAGTGGCATGAGGAAGAGAGCGGCGATCGTTACTGGCGCCACCGGACCCGCCAAGGCTGGCAAAAAATCTATGGGGCGAAGCTCGTCGAGAACGTCGTACAGGCTCTCGCGCGCCTTGTGGTCGCCGAGGCCATGCTGCGGATCAAGGACCGAGGGTACAGGATCGCCAACATGCGCCATGACGACATCATGGTGCTGGTACCCAAGGACGGCAATGAAGCCAGGCATCTTGAGATACTAATCGCAGAGGTAGCGGCGCCCGTTGCATGGCTCCCCAACTGTCCTTTAGCTGCCGATGGAGAACTAAGTGAACGATATTCTAAGTAGGCTCGAAGATCGTTACCTGTTTAACAAAGGAGAGAGTGAAATGAAAAAGCCAATGAAGTCCATGAAGCGCTCGGTCACCAAGTCCGATCGTCCAGGTGTCCACCGTGTCGTCAAGGACAGTGGCAAGGACGGCCGTTCTGGCTCGACCAAGCGCGAGCGGCGGCTTGAGAAGGAGAAGCTCTGATGAACCCGATCGAGAAAGAGCAACGCTTTCAAGCGTGGGCACTTCTAGCACGCGACTTCCCTCTGGAGGTAGCGTTGCGGATTTACTACAAAACTGGCCGCCGCGCCCTTTGGTTTTGGGAGACTTGAGCATGAACGATCTGGAGTTCCCGCCGTTCGTACCAGCGAAGCCGAAGGGTGGCGTTGCGAAAGAGATCGCAGCGTCGAAGCCGATCGTGCAAAAACCGGATGACCCAGGGCCGCACCCGCTTGACGACCCTTTGCCGTATCACACCAAGGCGAAGCGCAAACCGACTGAACCCAAGTTGGAGGCTGAACCCAAGTTTAAGCGTAAAAAGCGCAAGCCGCGAGCGGGGACCATCCCGCTCGACGCCCTTCCCGCTCTCGCCGGCCTGCACGTCTTGGAAGCCGAGCAGGTGGTCACGTTCTGTGAGGCGCTACAGACGCACTCCAAGGCTTCGCGCACGCGCATCGTGGAGGCTCTAGGCAAGATTTTCGCATGAGCGACATCGCGGAACAGTTGCTGGCCGGGGATGATCCTGGTGATCTTGCCATCGCAGCCGCCGCCGAGATCAAGCGGCTGCGCGCCATCGTGTGGGAGGAAAACCACATGAATGACGGTCTTCGCCGTGAAATCGAGCATCTGCGCGCCAGCAATAAGGAATTGTTAGACACGCTAATCGCTTTTTCCCATTTTTGGTCTTACGGCATTCATAAACCAGATGCCACTCTATCCGCACTGACGGCTGGGGCTGTGGTGGGGTTTGTTGGATTGCTTGCCTTGTGGCTGTTGAGCCGACTTTAGGAGACTTTCTCTTGCGGTTTTTCTTCACTGAGAGCGCTTCCGTTTTCTGCGGCTGTTCTTGCGCCTCAGCATCGCAGCGTGAAGCGTATCGCGCAGGATTTTGGGAATGGGCCGGGCCAGCGAATGAGGTTGAAGATGATCGCTGGACCGCTGACGAGCAGGCGTCATGGGTCGAGTGGTCGAGAGAGAATGTGAAATGAGCGACATCGTAGAGCGGTTGCGGCAGGGTGTTAACATTCCCCATGTGGCAGATGGGGTAATGGATGAAGCCGCCGACGAGATCGAGTGGCTGCGCGCCAACCAAGAGCGCATGTGGTGCAAGTCATGTGGGGCTGTCACCCGGAGTGGTGAGTGCGATTGTACCCGCACTGGATCTACGACACAGAACCTTGTGAATTATGCGGACAGCCTTAACGACGACGCTCGCGCCTTGAGTGCCATCAATGCGGAGTTGTTGGGGGCGCTGGAACCATTTGCAAAAGTAGCAAATGGAAGCTCTTTATTGCCGACAGAAGCAGAATGGCAGCGGACTGCTGTCGCTATCGCCAAAGCCGAGGGGAAGCCATGAAAAAGCCCGGCGCATCGCTGCGGCCGGGCCAAATCCAGGGAGAAACAAGCAAATGTTTTCGTTCGTTGGGCTTTTTCTTATCGTTCTTATGGTCACCTTCTTTGTCAATGGCGTTTGGGGCTTGTGGCTTTTTCTTGACGCCAGGGGGCCATTCGACAAGTATATGATGGCGGTTACCACAGTCTTTGCGTTTGCGGCCTCCGCACTTTTAGCGGTTCTCTGCTATGACTTCATCGCAAGCGGTAGAGGTTAAATGATCTGGTCATTCTCGTTCCTTAACGCCTTCCAGCAATGTCCGCACAGGTGTTGGCATAGGTACGTTCTCAAGGACGTGCCCTATGTCGAGACCCCGGAACTCAAGAAAGGGGACGAGATCCACACTGCAATGGAACAGCGACTAAAAGGAAAGCCGTTGCCGAAGCCTATGTATCGTTACGAGTTCTTTGTGCAACCACTCCAACGTTACAAAATCCAACCGGAAATGAAGCTTGGTGTTACAGTCGAGGGTAAACCATGCTCGTTTTTTGCCAGCGACGTATGGGGCCGGGGCAAGATTGACGTTCCGATCATCGTCAAGGACTCGGCGGTCTTGCTCGACTGGAAGACCGGGAAGGTGTGGGAAGACCCGTTCGAGCTTCAGGTGCAAGCCGTGCTGCTCAACGCGCATCACCCCGAGCTTAACCGTATCGTCGGCTCCTATGTGTGGCTGAACGAGAGCCGGGTCGGGGTGATCTACGATCTGACCGACACGCAAAAAACTTGGGGAAAGATTCACGAGATCATGGCAGAAGTCGCGACCTGTGAGATAAACAACAAGTGGGAGAAGAAGCCGGGGAAGCTCTGTGCCTGGTGCCCGGTCAAGAGTTGCGAACATAACAAGTCATGAGCGGCATCGGCGAGGTAGTCTGGCTCATGTTTCTCGGTGCAGTACTAGGGTACTGCCTGGGTTTATGGCACTGTGCTTGGATTATTAGAAAACAGGGAGATTCAAAATGAAAACTTTCTACCGCGTCGTCACCTACAACGACGAGGCTTTCGACTTCCCCGCCGGGGGCACGATCATGAGTTTCGTCAACGCCGGGAAGATCGACGGCGGCTTTGCCCAAGAGGGCGCATTCATCCCTTATCAGGAGATGCGCCTGGTTCTGCGGATACAGACGCAAGAGCCCGTTACGTTCATGGCGCCAGCGGGGAACGCATGAGCATTTGCCCACACTGCGGCCGGCCTATGATCCCGCGATCGTCGCGGTTTCCTCATGTGCGCGGGTTTCGGCGTTCGCGACTAGTTGAGCTTATCGCTGACCGCCCTGGTATTGACGGCCGCACACTCTTGAACCTTCTCTACGCCGACGACCCAAGTGGCGGTCCACTGACTATAAAAATCATATCTGTGCTCGTGTACTATGCTCGCAAGCAACTGAAACACGACGGTTATAAGATTGAGTCGTCAGTCGGGCGCGGTGGCGGCTACCGCGTGGTGCCGCTATGAAAACCCTCGAAGGCCGCGTCAAGGACGAGATCAAGAAGTGGCTCAAGGAGCAGGGTGCCTACGTGTTCTCCCCGGTGCAGACCGGCCTGGGATCGCGAACGCTCGACTTGCTGGTGTGTGCTAAGGGTAGATTTATAGCGATAGAGGTTAAACGCCCTGGTGGGGTAGCAACAAAGCTTCAAGCTCAAATCATCGTACAGATTCAAGACGCAGGCGGCGATGCTTTTTGCGTCGATAGTCTTGAAGCCTTGAAACAGACACCTTTTGAATATGACTGAACTCTATCACGACGCGGCGCGCAATCTTCTCGTCTACCGGACGAAGGAGCCCGAGCGCATTACCCGCCACATCGCCGAGGCCAAGCGCATCAATGGCGAGGTAGTCGCTGTCCCGAACAACCTCTACAACTGCCAGCTCCTCCGCTGGCTCGATCTGCCGATTGTCCCGCCGATGGGCGGCTACGACTGGCCTTGCGCGCCGGGGATCAGGCCGCTCGACCACCAGAAGGCCATGGCGAACTTTATGGTCAGCCACCCTCGCTGCTTCAATCTCAGCGACATGGGGACCATGAAGACCTTGGCGACGCTTTGGGCCGCCGACTGGCTCATGAACCAATATCCGAAGGGAGAGTGCCGTGCGCTTATCATCGCTCCACTATCCATCCTCCAGTCTGTTTGGGGACAGGCGATCGCTCGCAACTTTCTTGGAAGACGCACTTGTTCAATTGTTCATGGAAGCCGGGAACAAAGACGACAAGCCCTTCAACGAGAGGCGGACTTTTACGTTATCAATTTCGACGGAGTTGGAATCGGAGCCCATACCCGAAAAAAGTTTGAGCTTGATGGATTGTCCAAAGAGCTACAGGCTCGGTCGGACCTATCTCTCATTATCGTCGATGAAGCGCGAAATTACCACGATAGCCGAACAAAGCGCCATCGCATTGCAAAGATGGTATTTGGAGATCGAGCATATCTATGGTTTCTTACTGGAACTCCCACCCCCAACGGTCCTCTTGATGCTTACGGCCAGGCAAAGCTTGTCAACAATGCCTTCGGTGAGTCGTGGACCGGATATCGTAATCGCGTGATGGCGCAGATTACCTCGTTCAAGTGGGTGCCTCGAGCGGGCGCCAACGAGGCGGCGCGCAAGCTTCTCTCCCCTGCAATCCGGTTCGACATCCGCGACGTGTGGGATGGTCCGCCGCTGACCACGCAGCAGCGCGAGGTCGAGCTGACCGACGATCAGAAGTGGCACATGAAGGCGCTCAAGCGCGATCTGATGGTGGAGATCGCACGCGACCCGCTTTCGCGTCATAGTGTAGCGATAAGCGCTGTGAACGAGGCAGCGGCTCGCGCCAAGTTCATACAGATCAGCCTTGGCGCCATCTACGACGCCGATCACAAGTGGCACCCGATCGACGCGATGCCGCGTTTGAACGAGCTTAAACAGGTGTTGCGGGATGCCCCCGGCAAAGTGTTAATCTTTGTGCCCTTGACAAGCGTTGTGAACTTGTTATATGCAGAGTTAAAGGAATGGAGCAGGGAGATAGTCAATGGAGAGACCACCGCCGGGAACCGTCAGCGTATCTTTAGCGCCTTTCAAGGGGGAGATACTCCTCGTTTGCTCATCGCAGATCCAGGCTGTATGGCTCATGGATTGGATCTGTACGCAGCTCAAACCGTGGTCTGGTACGGTCCGACAGACAAGACAGAATTTTATCTTCAGGCAAATAAAAGAGCCCACCGGCCCGGACAATCCTTTCCCGTGACGGTGGTGCAGATCGTATCCAACACGCTGGAGAAGGAAATCTTTCGGAGGCTGGAGAGCAACGAGAGCCTGCAAGGGGCATTGTTGCAGATGGTAAGGGAGAATAAACTGTGAACCAATTCACCGACGAGCAACTGATCGCCAAGCACTTCGAGCTTGAAGCCGTCCTCAAGCGTCGAGAGGAAGACCGCGAGAAGGAAGACAAGCCGTTCAAGGACGCAGTGACCACGATCAAAGCCGTACTACAGCAGCGGTTGATCGAGCGCGGCGCCAACCATACGGCGACTGACGCCGGGACCGCCTACTTGTCCGACATTCTCAACGTCAAGGTGGTCAATCGCTCAGCGTTCTTACTATACGTTTATATGCAAGGTGGGGACGACATGCTGTTGGCGTCGGCGCAAAAAGACGCCGTGAAGACCTACATGCAGATGCACGATGGGCAGAACCCCCCCGGTGTCGAGACTTCCGTGTTCACCAAAATCAACATCAGGAGATCTTGATGGCTTGGCTGTTCAAGGGGTGTGCTTTGTATCTGGCTTTTGTGCCGCAGACCGACATCAAGCCGTATGAGCTTGCTTATATCTGTTCCCACAACGCTTGCGTCGATAAGGTGTGCTTCACCGAAGACCAGTTCTACGCTTTGACCCCCGACATCAAACGCCACTTCAAACAGGAGAAGTAAATGCAACGCCGACAACTTGCCAAGATCGCCGCTACCTCGTTCGGTAGTGGTGGACTGCCGCCGCACGTCTCCATTCTTGGAGGCCGCTTTACCCTCGTCGATGGCGCCGGCAACAAGCGCCCGCTACAGACGCTTCACATGGACTGCGTGATTATCGACTTGAATGAGAAGATGACGCGCATGTTTTGGGGCGTGGACGAGCAGGGAAGGCTCAAGGGCTTCGAGCTCGACAACACGTCGCCGCCAGCCTGCTTCTCCGACAACGGTGTGGCGCCGTCCTCACGCGCCCTGGAGCCGCAGGCCAAGACCTGCACCCCCGATCGTACCGGCACCAACGGTTGCAAGTGGTCGGTGTGGGGCTCAGCGATCTCCAAGCGCGACGGCAAGACCAAGATCCCGGCTTGCCAGAACGGGATCAAGACGGCGCTGCTCGTCGCCCAAGTCAAGCAGGCGATGACTGGCGGCATCGAGTCCATCGAGGTTATGCCGATGGCCTTCATGCTGCGCATCCCCCCGAACTCAATCGACGGGTTCAAGAGCTACGGCAAAATGATTGGCGATCTCAAGCCGGTGACATTGCCCTGGACCGGACAAGAGGAAAAAACCGACTTGCCGTTGGTGGCTACCCGCATCTCGTTCGTGGAGGGCGAGGTAGGCAAACTGGAGTTCAAGCCGCTCGGCTACATCACCGAGAACGTGGACGAGATGATCGCCTCGCTCGACGACGCACAGGTCGATACCCTGGTCGGCCGGGATGACGTGCCTTGGGATGGGGCGTTGATCGAAACCAATCCGGCACCAAGGATCGAGTCGGCGCCTTATCCACCGAACGACAAGCGCCATGCTGATCCTATGCCACTTGCCGCGCCCGCTGAAGCGCCCAAGAAGCCGGGGCGGCCAAGGAAGCACCCCGAGGCGCAACCCGCACCAGCGCCCTTTGCTGCCCCGGCACAAGCCGCTTCAATCGAGGGCGAGATCCCGCCGTTCTTGCGGCGCGAAGCACCCAAGGAAACAAGTCCTAACAACGGACAAAAATCCCAACCGTCGTTCGGTATCCAGTCAGCACCGCCGCCGAACGCGGAACTCGACCAGATGTTGCAGAACGCTTTTGGTCTACCCACCAAATGAAGACGTTCGCGGAACGCTTGCAGGATTGTGTGGACAGGGGCGGCCTGACAGGCGCAGACTTGGCAGTCTGGTTTGGTCGCCCCTATCCTACCGTCCGCACTTGGAGACTCGGGCTCTCCGAACCTTGGAAGCCGTGGCGCGGGGAGGCGGAACAATGTCTTGTTTATCTCGAAAGAATTGTCCGTATGTCACTATGGTTTCCAATGCCAGCATCCTACAACGCTCGTGAACGCCGCGATTATATGAAGAGGTTTGTTCATGAGCGCAACAAGCTCTTTTCTAAAACACGTTCTTCCCGATGAAGGATACTATGCGTCCTTCACCCTTGAAACCCGGCGACATTTCTTCACTCGTTCCCTTGATGAACTCGCTGTTCAGATTCTTAGAGCCGATGCCTCTGGACAAACCGTCTACCACGCTTGCGCAAGCTTTGAACAACCTGCGAAGAGAACTCAAGATAACGCTTTTGGTGCTAAAGCTTTCTGGCTCGACATCGACGCCGGAGCAGGGAAAAGATACGTAGATGCCGCTGAAGCTTTTCACGAAGTACAATCGTTCACCCGAGCTACGGGCTTACCTGAATCAACTTACGTGGGATCAGGTTCGGGCCTGCATTGTTATTGGCCCCTTGAGACTACTTTGGGCCGGCAAGAGTGGAAGCGGTACGCCGAAGGGCTCAAAGTACTTTGCTACCGACATGGGCTTGTCGCCGATCCCGCCCGAACTGCCGACATCAGCTCCATCCTCCGAACCCCAGGCACGTACAACCGTAAACTGGAGTCGCCCGTCCTCGTACAAGCCGGAAGACTGGTTGGGCCTTATCTGATTGACCGCTTCGAGGTTCTATTAGATGCCGCACCAAAAGAAAAACCGCGATACGTCAACGGTCACTCGCTTACCGGACGACTTGCGGGGATATTTGAACAAAGAGATACTGATGGCAATCGCATTGCTGAGCGATGCAGCCAACTCGCTAAGCTCCGAGATGAACGAGGTTGTCTACCGGAACCTCTGTGGTACGCTGGACTTGGTGTCCTCGCTTATTGCACAGATGCGGAAGAGCTTGCCCATGAATGGTCGAGCGGGTACGAGGGCTACACCTACGAGGAAACCCAAACGCGCCTTGATCGGGCCAGAACACTTAGTGGAGCTACCACCTGCGCCCACTTCCACTCGCTCGAACCGAAAACGTGCGAAGCCTGCCCACACTGGCAAAAAATCAAAAGTCCGGTCGTACTCGGTTATCAAGAAGCCGAAAGGGAGCTATTACAACCCCAAACCTTCAACGATTTTGGTATAGACCTTCCTGATCTTCCTCCTGATTATGCGTGGATCAACAATGCACTGTGCTACCAGTCCTCGGATCGCAAGGGTGATTTTGATATTCTTATCAGCACTCACCCTATCTACCTCGCTGGCGTGCATACCGGCGAAGTCCGGGGGGACTTCAATTATCTGTTCAAGCAGTTCATTCCACATCGAGGGTGGAGTGACGTTGCAGTGCCAGCGAGTGTGCTTTTCAGTTCTGGAGGCTCGGGAGAGCTTGCCAAGCAGGGGGCGAACATACACGATCACCAACACTTCACTCGATATGTTAAACATGCGATTGACATGCAGTACACATCCGGGACTTTGAACACCAAGTTCGAACAGTTCGGTTGGAAGAACGATGACAAAGAATTCCTATACGGACTCAATCTATATGGCCTGGAAGGGAAGCAAGAGGTATCTGGATCAGATGAACTCCAAGTCAGAACCAGCAAGCGAAACGAGTGGATCGGGCCGTGCCGTAAGGGAAACCTTGCTGCATGGAGTGAGGCAGCAAATAAACTCTTTGCCTCAGGATGTGAATCTCAAAGTCTTGCTTTGCTTAGCTCCTTTGCTGCCCCCCTCATGCGATTTCAGGCAGGCGATGAAGGCGGAGCCATCGTTTCTCTTGTCACGCGAAAATCTGGAACGGGTAAGTCAACTGCTTTGGCAGGCGCAGCAAGTGTTTGGGGTAAACGTGAAGGACTTGGACTGACAAACGCCGACTCCAAAATCTCCAAGTTCCTCACCCTCGGAGCCCTCGGGAACCTCCCCCTCGTCTACGACGAAATAGAGACCAAAGACCCCAAGATCATCAGCGACTTTGTGGAGAACTTCACCAATGGACGAGACAAGATGCGAGCCACAAGAACTGGCTCGATTGCCCACACGGCGTCTACTTGGCAAACTGTCCTTATTAGCGCATCTAATGCAAGCCTCATTGACGCAATGTCAACAGGAAACGACATACCGGCTCTTGGAAGGAGAATTCTTGAACTTCCTCTCGTTATACCTGATGCTCTCAAACATGCTATTGGAGACAAACTACAGCAGGAGCTTACCAATAATAGGGGATGGGCAGGAGACGCCTACCTGACGTGGCTCGTTCAGCCCGCCAACCTCGCCTGGACCAGAAAAGCGTTGGAGCAGTGGACGGCGCAGGTTTGGGAAGAGACCAAGCTCGGCCCCGACTACCGCTTTTGGGTACGTCTCGCTGGCGCCGTGGCGGTCGCGGGCACCATCGTCAGCGGGCTAAAGCTGCTGGAGTTTTCACCCAAGCGTATCATGGACTGGATGCTTGGGATCATGAAGGAGAAGGGCGTCGTTACCAAGGCGCAAAATGATGACTGGCCGGTCCATGTCCTCGGTGACTTCCTCGACAGCCACGCGCAGAACACTCTGACGATGCCCGGTCCCCACGTCTTCGGGTCCAAGGGCACGATCCCGATCATCAAGCCAACGCGCGAGTTGATGGTCCGCTATGAGAT